ATTGGCGCGGTGCTTGACTCGGTTTGCCATGATGCTTGCTCCGTGGTGATGGTTGTGTGTTGTGTGGCTTGTGGCAGCCTTTGAGACAGCCGCCGGTGATTCTTAGGACAGGATCAGCAGAGTCCCCAGGATGACGCAAAGGACAATCAGGATTGTTTGACGCTGTTTAAGGTCTGCGATCTGCTCATCCTGGGTTGTGATCAGCTCCATCGAAGCGTCGATGATGTCGGCTTTGGTGGATGTGGCTGTGACGTTCATTGGTGGCTGGTGTGTGTGTGTGTGTGTGGCGTGGTAGTCGGATCGTAGCACGTATAGCTGCCGATCCTGTCGGGGTCAGGTGAGCCTGTGTTCGCCACGGCTTCTGCCCCCGATGAACACAAGGTAGGGCATCTGAGGTTCTGGGTCAAGCCCTCGCAACAAACTGTAACATTCTCAACAAGCACATCCAATTGAGAAGATCACAGATCCTATTCTCAATAACAAAGGCTACTTGAGAATGAGAATCGTTCTCACACACGCACAGGTTGAAACTAGTACACCTGTACCACCGAACCCCTGTCCAATCCTTGCGTACCTGCCTTTCACACAATGACGCAACATGGCCAAACCCTAGCTGCTGCAACGGTTTTCGACTGGCCACACCACGCTTGGACACGATTTTGGACACAACACCCACCCCCGGTAGTACATATGTACTGGCCGGACCCCCCTATGGGGGTAGTTGGGGCGCCGCACTAGGCGTAAGGACCTTGAAAATTTGTGTCAAAATTTATGGACCCCTCTACAAGCGCCTAGAAGGGCCCTCCGAAGAGCCGTAGGTGTGCTTACACCTGCGGGGAGTCGGAGGGGGCTTCACGGGCCTTCCAGGGGGCAGTCAGCCTCATCTCATCAAAGAAGCCATCACCAGATTCCGAATACACCGGAGGATCGACCCCACTAGGGGGAAGAGACAGCTCCTTTACTGACTGATCAATTTCCTCAGCAATCCTTCTAGTTAGCATCCGTTCCTGAACGGCAACCAACAGTCCAAGAATTAGGTGCCTGGCCCACTCCGGCCAACCACTGGTCACCTCATAGATGGACCTAAGTTCCGGGACGACAAGGTGGGGCATCATCTTCAAACCTCATTGGAGCGGGAACGTAGCCCTTTGAAAATAGGACCTTCTGCGCTTCCTGGTAGTAGGGGCTATCCTTTGGAGCCACGGCAATGATTTTACGAGCCTGGTCAACTGAAAGGTCAATCATGATTGGATTCCTGAATAACGTTGAAGATGCTAGGGACTTCTTTGCAAAGAAGGCTGGCAATGCCTTCCGCAATCTGTCGGTGTTCCAGCTGCGTTTCACAGCTCCGTCTTACGGAAAGGTAGTGGAGCCAACTCCTCAGCGTCCCACTCATGTAAAGCCGGGTAGGACTATTGATGATAAGAACCTTTCTGGCACACTCCTTTGCCACACCCAACTCCAGCAGCCGTTGATACGCAAGCGTTGATTGTTTAATCACGTTGGCACAGAGCTGGTCTGCCTCAGCAATTGCTTCCAGGTCCAGGTCATCGATGCTGTTCTGTCGGTTGGTCAGGTCCTGACGCCTCCACACCGGAACCTCCAAAGGCTGATCCACGGCGGCGTACCGCTGGGAAAACTCCTGGAAAGAGAACGACCGATGCCTAAGGATCTGTGCGCTGATGTCCCGGGTAGTATTTATCTCCACACAGGCACTCGCCATCTCAAACGGACTCCAGTGCTTATGCTTGATGAGATACTTAAGCAGCCGTTCAGGGCTCTTGTTCTCTTCTTGGGACTTTGGGTTGGATACACGGGCACAGTAGGTGATGATGGACTCTGCGTCGGGTGTAATCCAGACCAGCCGTGTTGATGACATTAGTAGATGAGTGAGTAAGTGGTAGGTGAGTGAGGTGGAGGGTAGGTAAGTAGATAGAGGTAATAGTAGCTACTGCTAGGGGCTGCTGTAGCGTAGTAATAAAGTGAGCAACTATGGATCCACTTGTCTTTCCGAAGGTCCTTGACTCCCATCGCCCCCAAGAGGGGCTCCGGGACTCGGCGGCCTCAACAAGTCTAGCCATAGTCGTCCGACTCACGCAATTACGTTCCAGCAGACGGCTCCGCGTCAGTCCCCCCTGCGGGGGTCCTAACTTGGTCTTCGGGGCGCCCCTTTCGGGGCTTCCTCAGAGGTCTACCTTGTCCCTCCCCCTAACCCCCTCCCGTTTTAGGAAGTACCCTTTTAGGAAATCCACGAATAAACCGTTGTGTCTCCTTGGATTTCTGTGTCATTAAAGGAGCGGCCAGCGACTAACATGTCTGTGGCAAGGGTGGGCTGTTCGATGAACATGTTGAGCATGTTGTTCCACTCCTGACGCTTCTCAGAGATCAACGCCTCCCTAGAAGAGATGGCAAGGATGTCTTGAAAGTGCTTGACCCCAAGAGCAAGAGCGTCCACTCGGTCGTCGTGTTTGACGGCCCCCTTTTCCCGACACATCCTTGTCAGCTGATACATCAGCATTCTTGGCAGTCTTTCTTCTGGGGCCATGTCGTTGTTGGACTGGTAGTCCCAGTTCACCAGGCGTTGGTCAATGACAAGGCGGTGCTGGTTAAGGACGGGTTCCAGTGTGTCAATGATTCGGTCTTCCTTTCTTGTTGTGGCTCGGCTTTCTTCAAAGGCCATGCCGATCTTCATTTCTTGGGCGTGCTTCTTTAGGAGTTCCATGATGGCACCATCACCGAAGTTGGATTCGATCAGACACGTCTTGGACCCGAACTGCTTTGAGCGGCGAAGGATCTCTCTAAGGGTCGTGTCGGAATACCCATCCTGGGTAGCATAGATGTCTCGGATGTAGATGAAGCCATTTATTTGAGACAGGATCATGGAAACGGTCTCGTCCTTTCCTCGTCCTGAGGGGTCCACAGCCGTAATCGTATCGGTCCAAGAAACGAACTCACCAGTCGCTTTGGGGCGATGCCAACGGTCCCCAGGAAGCGCAACGGCAGGCAGATCCAATAGGGTTTCTTTGTCGGCCCCCCACACCAGATCCGATGGACCACGAGCAGGGTCCAAAGCCAGAACCGAGAAGTCTGATAGCTTTAGAGGGAATTTAAGGGCGTCGGATAGGCTGGTAGACAGCATGAACTGGAGCATGAAGTTGCTTCGGCTCATACTCTGTTCCCGTTCAAGAAGGTTGATCTCCGAGAAGCGAGTATCTGTTGGCTGCCAAGCTAAAGTCTCAAGTCCGTATTCTTCGATGTCAGCCTGAAGTTCCTTAGCAAGAACATCTTCATACCCAGTCAGTTCTTTTGGATACCTAGCGGGCCACACCATTGGAACATAACCACGTTCCCTAAGTGAATTATAAATGGTAAAGCAAGATTGAGGTGTGCCAAGGAAGATAATGCGGCTATCCTTTTTAGGTGTCAAAACGGATTCAAACTCAGTGACAAGCTGAAGAAGTTTTTCCCTCATCATGTCTGTAGCTGAATTTGTGGGTGTTTCAATGTCGTCAGCAATCAGAATGTCTGCCCGAGAACCCGTCAACTGACCGCTGATACCAACGCTCTTTACGGATGGGCTTTGGGCAGGCTTTGCTCCAGCAACATCAAAGGACACTCGTGACCAGCGTTGATCGTCGTCTTGCGGAGCTAGGTGGTTAAGCCACGCCACGTCGATAATCACCTTTTGACAAAAGATCGAAAAGTCATCGGCACGCTGCTTGCTGGCTGACACTACCATGATCTTTTTGTCCCTGTCGCAGAACAAATTCCACAACACAAAGGCAGCCGTGACCCAGCTTTTTCCCAAACCTCTGAAACATTGCAGCTGAATACGTTTACCTCCGTATTGGAGATAACGCGCCATAGCCAATTGAGCACGAGTAGGAGTAGGAAGATCTAATGATCTCCAGGTCAAACGCAGGAAGATACTAAAATCGTCTTTTAGCCTTTGTTCTAAAGGCGGCTGCTGTATGGCCCTGGAAGGCGTCTCAATTGATTCGGTTGACATAAGATACCTAAACAGTAGTTGAGGGGCCCTACAGGACCGTAGAACCCCCGATGGTGGCTATTTACGTTTACGGCTCTTGCCCGCTTTACTAAGAGCAATAGCAATCGCCTGCTTATTTGGGTAACCTTCCTTAGAAAGCTTCCGGATGTTTGAAGACACTGCCTTCTGTGTTTTGCCTTTACTAAGGGGCATGATCAACCACACTTCCAACGTTTAAGGGCAAGGGCTTTGCGGGTAGGCTTTCCATTCTTTTTCATTGGTCCTGGATTGCCACTCATGCGAGCACAGAAGGACCGTTTGCGGGGACCACCCTGCGGCTGAGGGGCCTTTAAGTTAGACCCCGTAGCAGCATTGTATTTGGCTCGGCCTTTGGCGGTGAGGCCACCCTTGCGGGACTTTTCACCACGACCTAAAGAAAGGCTGACGCTCTTTTTGGCCACGATCACTCACCACGGAGTTTCGTGTTGTACTTCTTGCCACGCCAGGTGAAGGTGGACTTTCCAGCCTTACGAGCGGCAGCAAAGGACGAGTCGAAGCTTTGGGCTGTGCTCATTTTCGAACCACCCGAACTGGATGCCTTAGCCTTGCTGCTGGAACCTGCGGCCTTCGCCTTTCCAGCGCCAAGAACGGGACTGCCCTTGATGGCGGCTGCCCTTTTAACGGCTGCTTCACGGGCACCCTTGAAGGCAGAGGTAGAGCCCTTGGCAGCGGCCTGTGCCCGACGACGACGGCCTTCGTCTTTGCTGTTGACGCCAGGAAGGGTATCATCAATCTTACGACCAAGTGCGGTAAGAGGGCCCCGACCGAGAGCCTCTCCAGCCTTTGTAGCAAGAGGACCGAGGGCAGCATCAGCAGCAATGCCAGCAATCGCAGAAGCGGGACCACGAGCAAAGCGAGCGCGAGCGCCGGAACCACCAAGAGTTCTCATCAGATTACGACCACTAGGACCTGCCTGGGCGCCAGCACGATTGGCGGCACCAGCAGCAGCCCTACGGATGGCCTGTGGGGCGTTTTGAGCAGCACGAGTGGCCGAACGCACGGCACTGCTTTGAGCGCCAGCACGGTCAGCAGCGCTCCTAACGGCCCCACCAACACGGCTACGCATAGAAGGTTTGGGCGCCTGAGGTGCCTTAGCAGGAGCTGCCGCTGGACCACGGCTACGCATAACGTTGCTGCGAGTTCCTTGGGCAGCGCGTTGGAGTTTGGCTTCCGCCGCACTGCGACGAGAGGATGTAGCCGCAACACGACCACTGGTTCCCCCAGCAGGAGGAAGGGCGCGAGGCTGCCTGCCGGAAGGTTTAGAAGGAGTGGCTGCCGGAGCAGCAGGAGCCTTGGCAGAGATGCCTTTGGTGCCACTCAGTTGGGGACCGCCCTTGGCGATCTTTTGCATCTGAAGTTTGCGTTGCTGTTGGGTCCGCATCGTCGGACCTTTTTTCTTTGGTGCCATTTTAATCAGTTCCCCTATAAATGTGTCAATTTCAGACGCGACGAACGCGCCCAGTCTTGTCTCCGCTGTTGGAGCTGGGAACGCGATCGGCCTTACGGACGGCACGCATTGCCGTATTACAAGCACCAACGGTAGCATTCAGGGCCACGGTGGTTGCCTTAGAGGAGTTGGTCTTATCGAGTTGATACTGATCCTCCCAACCAGGGGCGGAGGAAATGGAGCCGTAGGCGGAACCGCCAGCAGGAAGAGTTGCCATGATGATAAGTAGCGATGTTTGCTTAGTTAATCAGGTTGTGGTCCAAGACAGGACCTTAGAAAAGTTGGAGGCATCAAAGGACTCCTGCCCAATCCACCAACTTAACCAATGATTAGAGCCCTTCGATTGGTTACAGTTGATGCAGGCGGGCACGACATTGTGGGTGGTGTCGTGGCCTCCATGAGCCTTTGGATGGACATGATCGAGCGTCAAGTTCTCAGACGAGCCACAATAAACACATTGGTTGTTCCAGTGTTCCTTGATGGCGGTCCTCCACATGCGCTTTGCTTCGGCTGCGGTCATGGCCTTTAGGAAGTAGAGGTATTCAGAAGGATCTTTGAGAGGCATGAGGCCTACTACGGTGGTTTACTTCTTCTTGGGGAACCCTGCTTTCATCGCACTGTATGCCTTTGGAGACACCGTGCTCTTGCTTTTTGGACGACTGGTTCCGGCCTTGCGACGCTTGTTGATGTTAGCGTAGAGACCAGGGGGCTTGGCGTTTCCTTTGTTCATTTTTTGGTACCTTTGCCGTTGTGGCCGTTACGGGCGCGGTTTTTGGATGGCGATTCAAGAACCATACGGCCATCTTTGGTGTGAGAAAGGTCGTGGCCGCCCTTTCCGGCAATGCCACGTCGTCTCCGTTCGGTCCACCGCTCTTCCGAAGCATTCTTAACGGTGGGTTTTTTGTTAAGTTTGCGCTGATAGGCAGCCTTTTTGGCAGCTGCCTTTGGGTTTTCAGCGTAGTATTGGGCGGATTTACTCTTTTTTGGCGCCATCGTTGATAAATACAAAGGTTTCTAGGCGCTCCAAGCGTTGATTGGCGGCATCTGCTCGATTAACAAGCACATCAACAGACTTGGCAATGTTGTGGAGGGTCAAAATGTGCCAACTGAACAGCCCAAGGGCCGCAGCAGCAATGAGGTTGCGGATGGTTTCTTGGTTGTGGTCCTCATCTGATGGCCTGTTCGACATCCTCCATCTCCAATTCAAGTGATTCAAACAGCATCGAAAGGGGGCTGCCCGTTACAGCAAGCCCCGTGATGTTATTCTTTGACAACCAGTCGGCAGCAGCCTTAAGATCCTGGGTGGTAGCAGTTCCACTCTTGATTCTGGAGATCAGCTCGTCCGTAACAAGTTGGTGGAGTTCGTTAAATTGCTCTTCGGTTGCACGAGCGGCCATAAGACGAGTCCCTCATCAATTAGACCAGGGAAGCCCGGAGGCCCTTGTGGGTTGGCGCTGCTCGTCGAGTTGGGCTTGAAGGGCGGCCTCGATTTCGGCAACCTTTTCTTCGCCGAACTTTTCCTTGACCCAGCCGATGACGATCTCCTCGGTGAGATCGGCAAAGGGAATCAGGTCATCCTCGGGGCGTTCAAAGCCGAGACTGCCATAGGCCCCTGCGGTGTAGGTGCCGTCGTTGGCGTCGATGGTGTAGTGAGCCGTGAAGACATAGCCGTCTGCGGTCTCGCGCTCCAGTTGAGCAATGTGCCAGGTGAAAACGGTGTCGGACATGGGTAGTGAGTGACTGTGTAAGTTTAGTACGGATCAGTAGTGAGTAGGACTACTGGGCCTAGGCAATGCCGGCATCAGATAGGCGCTGTTCCAGAACCTCGATGCGCTCCATTGCTTCTTGCAGCGCCTTGACTGCCTTCATGTAGAGCACCGAATAATTGACGCTCTTGGTGACGGTGCCAAGATCGTTGCCTTCTGCGTCCAAGTCGGGGGATTCATAAATCAAGCCAGGGGAAACCACCTCAACTTCCTGGGCAACCAGGCCAATTTGAGTATGAGTCTGCTGACCGGTTTCGGCCTTGAAGTTGTAGTTGCGAACCCTTAAGGCTTTAAGATCATTCCACTGAGATGAAGCATCAATAATGTTTTCTTTTAGCTTGACGTCAGAGATAGCACCATAAGAGTTGTTTGTGTTGGCAACATTACCATTTCCATAGACGAAGAACCTATTGGCAACACCCGGTTCTTGAGCGATAATATAATATGAAGACGTATCGTTTGCGTTGGCTCGGTTTGCAAGATACAGAACTTGACTGCCGCTTACATTAGAAGAGTTATCAACGCTTAAAACAGGACTACCGCCGGTAGCGCTGGCGCACTGTACGTTTCCAGTACTCGTAATCCTCATCCTCTCCGTCGGAGAAGACGCCCCATCGGCCGTAGTGGAGAACACTAGGCGAGTTGGCATGTCGTTAGCGCCGGGGGTGCCGTCTACAAAAGCCTCTATTGAGGCTCCAGAGACAAACTCAGTCCCATCACTTCCTTGGAATCCAATCGAACCTAAATAATCATTGGCTTGAACAACGGTGTTTGAGCCTATCGTTGCTCCGCGAGATTTAGCAAACTGAATTGATGAGCTATAAATGTCACTAGAATTGCAGATTAATGCTTGTGCGCTAGTGGTGTCTGAAGTGCCTTCTATTTGCGAACGTGGCGTCCATGAGGTGTTAAAGAAATTGCTACGCGCACTAGACGTCCCCACTAACAGGCGGCCTGATCCGTCAATAGTGAGCCTATCTCCACCATTGACACGCGCTGTTAACTGATTGACTCCAGCTCCACCAGGGTTGTACCAAATGCCCAGTCCGTCCCTAGCGCTGTTGTAGCAATAGAGAGCGTCGTTGGTTGAAATAACACCACGGCAGTCAAGCGTGGTCGAGGGAGCGTTGGTTCCAATCCCTACGTTGCCTGCAGCGGTTATTGCAAGTCGCGGATCTACCGCACTTCCGTTATTTGTGTAGAAATAAATTGGCTGCTGTTCCCACTGAATAATTCCGGCTAGGCCAGTGCTTCCGCAACTAAGTTCAAAGCCGTCGTATTGGCCAGATCCAGTGGTACCGTTAGAAATCTTGATTCGAGCATCGGCCGCGCTCGAATTGTGTACGTGGAGTAACTGCTGAGGGCTGCTAGTCCCCAAGCCTACGTTGCCGGCGGAGGTGATGCGGAGGCGTTCATTGCCTGCTGGAAGAAAAGCGATTGAACCAGCCGGATCAATAGTAATTAAATCGCGTGTTCCAGGGAAGTCAGTTTTAATTCTAATAATTCCTGGATAACCACTGTCGCAACCAAAATAAACATTGCCTACCGAGGAAGCCCCAACGTTTACATAAGCTCCTTTTGTAAAGGCAGGATCTCCTGGACCACCAGCACCAAATGATGCGACTACACCATCTCCAGACGGATTGTTGTTTCCGGTAATAGTAAATCGAGCTGCCAGCGTTGTGCCACCAGCAACTTCTAATTTTGTGGCAGGGCTGCTGGTGCCAACGCCAACATTCCCATTCGCATCAACAAACAACCTTCCAACGCCTGCCGTAGCAACCGCAATCTGGTCAGACCCAGGCCGGTAAATACCAGTATTAAGGTCATTTGCAAACGCAATGCCAGGAGACCCAGCAGTACCATCCGCAGCAGCAGAAACCGTACCAGTTCCCGTAAGGACCGGCCCGTACTCCTCTAGTTTACCCGTAAATGGGTTGAATTTATATGCCATTGTAGGTATTCCTTAGCTCTTGGTAACAGTAAGAAGGTTCCCATTACCATCATAGGTAAGGGTAAGGGTGGCCACGGTTTGACCAGCAGCACCACCATTCTTAAAGACAATGGTGCCAGGGTTTGCCCCGCTGTAGTTGGACAGGCTAACGTAGTCGTGCTCAGGAATGCTCAGGCCATCCGAAACCTGCTCAGCTGAGTACCGACCAACTGGAATTGAATAGGTTGTTGCAGTCACAAGAATGCTCCACAAAAAGAAAAAAGAGAGAGAAAAAGCTGCTTAGGGTCTTAGATTCGTCGTAGGTCCATGAACCATCCAGTGTTGGGACCATCCACCGCCCAGCGTTTGGTCCAGTTCTTCCAGGAATAGCTAACGGACTTCCCTCCAACCCCTCGCCTTGGATACCCACCATTGACATTATCAAGTTCCCCATAGGGGTCATGAAAGATGCCGTGGGTGTCGGTGGCTCCAATCAACAGAATCCAGTGCCCACCGCCTCGTGGGGCAGAAGCTGGTCCATGATGAAGAAAGCCCACAGGCACAGGAATGCCAGCAAACAGCCGATCGTAAAGGCTCTGGACGTTTCCATTGGTAAGGAACGTGGCCTTGACGTTGTATTGGGCTGCTGCTTTGATCTGTGCCTGTGAGTTTGTGGTGTCTCCAAACTTAAGAACGGTCTGGAGATACTGATCATCAGCGTTGCGTCCGTACAAGGCAGAGGGACAGAGGTATTTGATTCCCATCGCCATTGTACTAGAAAAACACATTCTGTCTGCGTGAGCCGTATTACTATCTGTTTGAGGGTAGTACTGAGCTACTGGCAGCAGAATGTGGGTCACTTAAAGAGGTCCTTAACGCGATTGATCTGGTCATCCTCAGTACGATGGGGCTTGACGGCCTCCACAACCTTGAGGAGAAGCTGAACAACGCTGTTGGAGCGATACTTGCTCACACCAATCAGCTCAGAAGCAACGAAGAGTCCAAAAAAGACGGCTGCCTCATAGGACAGCTTGAGACCGAAGAAGGTAATCATGGTTGATAAAATGGTTAGGATTTGCCTTGACCACGAAGCTGCTTACGTCCGTGGTTCGGTAAGGAACGTTGTCCCTGCCCCTGTCTGGTTCGTTTCGGGGGGCCGGGAACGTGAACGACCTTATTCATTGAGCCCTTTGGTTTGGCCATCTATTCTTAGCTCCAGGGTCCTGTAAGTGGTTCTACTCGTGTAAACCTAATGTAAGACCCAGTAAGCACTGAATAAACAGCAGCTGCACCTGGAGCAACTGTAAACCGAACTTTTGGATTTATGTTACTAGCTCCACCTGTAGTCCCACTTATCTTGTAGTAGGCAGAAATAGAGTTGGTTGTAGCAACAGTTGATCCTGTAACAACGAACAAAGCTGTGCCAGGAATTGATTGTTCGAATCGCAAGGCAGTATTGGAAAACGATCCTTCAAAATTTCCAGTTTGACTGGCTCCTTCAGCAAAAAGTTCTGCACTAAGTGTAGACCATGTAAATTGAATGTTGTGAGCATTCATAGCAGCTAAAGGTCTTGTAATCGTTACCACTGCTTCAACAAAGTAAGACTTTCCAGTTGGCAAAGTGATTGCTTTATCAAAAATTGGCTGAAAAGTAGTATCATTCGCTAAAGCCCTATTTTGAAGCAGTTGATAAAAATAGGTTTCATTAGATAGACTATTTTGAGCTTCTTGATTAGTGAACTGATTCTGCTTAAAATTATCATTGAGATCATCTGCTTTAATAGAAGATCCAGGATAAAAAATAGCAGCAGTAGTGTCTAAATTTGTTTGCCTATAAATGCGAATACGAACCGCAAATCCAGGAGCCGTATTGAATTGAATCGTGCTGGCATTTGCAAAGACAAACGCTGTCGTAGCCACACCATCAAGAGTGACCTTAACATCAGCTTCATCAATGTAAGAAAAGGGAATGTTAAACAGAACTGTACTGTTATTCCCCGTATAAAAAGCTTCGGTAACAGCCATTGGTTATTTGGAATGAAAATTACTGCTGTTGACTGTATTTGACAAGATCATAAATACCGCCTCGCTGCTGCCCCTGCTCCATGAGGAACCTGTTCTTGCGTTCAATGAAGCCCTCATTGGTTGACTCCATCTGCCGCTTAGCAGCATTGATGTATTCATTAAAGATCTCCTCTGTCCTACGCTTGTAGTAGGGCTCGACAAGACGTTCCTGTGGTGTAAGAGAACTCTCCTTCCACTTCATTTCATCCGCCTTAAATTCCTTGGAAGCAAAGTGCCGGGCCAAAGCCTTTTCCAATCCCATGTCGGCAATAAGTTGTTTGACCTCTGCTCGCTCCTTGCCGGTATACAGTTGACCGGTGGTTGCTCGCTGGAGTTCACTGTACTTCTTATGCCAAATGTTTAATTCAAGAAGCTTCTGAGCAACAGGACTCTGATTCTCATCAAGGGTTTCAAACGGAACGGTAGCGTTAAAAGGACCGCCTGTGGATCGAAGCATAGGCTTACCAGTCAAGATGTCCGGCTCATAAGGAGCCATCTTGCTGATTCCAGGCCACATTTGAGCAAGAGTCTTTTGGAACAGACTGTCATACTCACGATAGTAAGGGTCGCTGGCATTGGCCCAAGCCTTTCTGGCTCCAGTCCAAGGCACGATCTGCGTGTTGACAAAGTTCAAACCAGCAGTAGATACCGTGTCCAGAAATGTATTTGGATTACCAGGAATGTCCTTATTGTTACCGACAAGCTTAGACCACGATTCCTGTGGATTCAGGATAACAGAAATTCCATCCAAGTTGGTTAGATAACTCTTCTCAACAAAACTTCCAGCAATGGCATAAGTCAGAGCAGCACCAAGTTGGTTGAAGTCTTCAATGTCACCATAACGAGAAAGGTGACCAAGGTCAGCCGCAGCAGCAATCCAGTTGGATAGTGGTTCGAACCAAGAGTAAGAGACCCACTTGTCCCCAACCTTAACCGAACGGGCTTGAATGCCTTGTTGCCTCCACCGTTCACGTTCAGCCGGATCATACGGAGCATTACCAGTCACTGTTCCACTGGCACCAGCGGTGTATCCAATGGACAGCAGGAGAGAACCAACGGATTCCCTACCACGCAGTTCAGCAAGAGTAAGCTCATCTCCAGCCTGAAGGGCCTTACGATACCCAGACATGAACTTACCAATCAACGGCGTGAATCCGAGCTGGTAACCCATAATGTTGGCAGGGGTCCGAATGAAGGGAAGGATGTACTTACCAGGGGCAAGTCCCTTGACTTCAATACTGACCAACTCTTCCAGCTTCTTGGCAAAGGTGCCGGGGTCGTTGGTAAAGGTAACCTCATCAGCGTACTGACGAAGTGCCTTGTCCGTGATCTGTCCGGTCTTAACGTCAATACCACGACCCATAGCGATCATGGCATGTTCCATGGTTTCAGCGAAGTTCTTGGCGCCCTTCTCTGAAGCATAGATAAAGGCATCTTCAGCAATCTTCTGTCGAACTGCCATGGTACGGATGAAGTCATCCGAAGACATCATGAGACGACTGGGAAGTTCTGTCCAACTCAGGAAGGAGTCCAACCA